TAGTGTTTCCAGCCTTGGCAAGGTCTTCGTCTGTGACTTTGTACTGGCTTTGGAGTGCCAGCATGGTCTTGGCTTTGTTAGCTTCAGCTTCAGACAACGCCGTAGCGTCTGTACCAGCCTTAGTCTTGGCCTCATCAAAACCCTTGGCAAGGTTAGCCAGACCCTTGTCGTAGGCATCAAACAGGGTAGTAACCCCGGCCTTGTTCATGCCAGAGTACTTGGCTATTTCGTCAGCATCCAAACCAAATTGGCGAGCTGCACCCTTAATGTTTGCTATCTCATCAAACGTAGTGCCCTCATCTTTGGCCAGTGTGGTGGTAATGAAGTCTTTGATCTGGGTGCCGTATTGCTTACGATATTCGTCAGCAGCTGGCTTGCCAAATGCTTTATCAATAGCGGCATCATCCATGCCAAATTGCTGGGCAGTCTCAAAGATCTTGTTGTTCTTATCAAAAGCCGACAGCGTTGTGTCTTTGGCAATGTTGTCTGTAATTGACTTGAGGTAAGTTGGAGCTACATACTTTGAATACGCATCGTCTTTTTTGTTTGTCAAAAAGTCATTAACAGAGGTTTGAAACTCCGCCTTAACCTGTTCTGGCGTCATCCCAGAGTTAAGTTTATCTGTCCAATATTGAAGTCCACCTTGGTCAATCTGATTGGTTTCAGTGCCAACCCCTGTACGGCCAATAGACGCATACAGGTCATTAACTGTTTTTGTATTGGCTTTTTCAGTATTTGCAGCCGCTTCAAATTTAGCAATCTCTGCCGGGTCAAGCGAACTACCAAACTCTTTCTTCCAATAATCTATTACGCTCTGTGACTCAGGAGCTCGGCCAAGATACTTTTCATACAGCGCAGCAACATCCGTAACTGGGTAGCCTTGGCTGTCAATGAGCTGACCACCTCGAGTGCGGAATGTGCCATCACCTAAATCAACAGGGGCGTTCGACTCTATAATTTGTTTTGGAGGTGGTTTAGTTGGCGTTAGCGAAGTATCAAGCGATGCAATACCATCCGTTGCCCGTTTACGCTCATCTGAAATAATCTGTTGCTGGACTTTCTCAGGAGACAGGGCGTTTACTGGTTGATTGTTTACAAGATTAGGAGCAAGTTGTTGTTGTTCAGTTACAGAACGATTAGCCAACTCTCCTTGAGCCGCCTGCATAAAGCTGGCTTGTTGTTCTGGCGTTACAGCGCCCGTGCCAAACGCACCTTGCCAATACTGAAGACCGCCCTCATCGGGAGCGCGGCCAAGTACTTGCGTGTACAGATCGTTAACCGTCATTGCTTGCGGTGTTGGAGGGGGCGGCGCTACAGGGGCTGGTGTAGTAGCTTGAGGTGCTGGTTGAGCAAAATTAATGCCGGCATTACTAAAGTAGCTACCAACAGTGTTAGTGTCATATCCGGTAGCGCGCGATAGGTCTGCAGCCGATACGCCGTATTGTTGAGCTGCATCAGCAATCGCCTGTGGATTACCTATGTTAGCTGTTACGTATTCTTTTATCTGAGCATCTGTAAATGCTGGTGCAGCTGGCGCCGTATTTTCATATACGTCTTCGCCAAATTGTTGTGCAAAATAATCAATAGCCATTATCCGACCTTCCAATTCGTTCCATCAGAGTAAACAGGAACTGCAACAGCTCCGCCAGTTACTACGGTTGCCCCAAATGTTGGGCCTAAAGCATCTGTTACAAAAGCTCTTGCACCCGTACCAGAAGTAACCGCGCTGGGTAGCGTGGCCACCGTGTAGTTAGTCAAAGGCGGCACTACGCCAGAAGCCATTAACTGAGTGGTTAATGCATCAATCCTGTTAAAGTACAGACGCAACACATTAAGCATCTGGTCAAAATAAACACGGTCATACTCTTGCGGAGGTAGAGGCACGTTAGGTGCGGCTACCTTGTTTAACTGAAAGTCTGACGTAATAATAAAGCTCATCGTCTGCCGTCCGGTCTGATGTCAATACGGGTAGCACCCAGCTGCCAAGCTGTTCCTAGATTGTCTGAGCTAACCTTCAAGATTAACTGCCTGCCGCGCACACGGGTGTTAATCTGGCCTGTAAAGCCTTCAGTCACTGTGTACTGAGCGCCAGTTAGCTTATCTACGTTAGACACTGCCGGCGTTCCTGTTCCGGAGCCAGAGTTCTGCATGGGGTAGAGGGTGTAAGTAACCTCGGGCGTAGGTGACGCATCTGACCCTGAGAACGTCAAGTCAGGCAACATCCTCCAAACAAAACCAAAGTGTTCGCCGTCTTCAATGTCAAACTCAGAAGAAGAAATGTAAGCCTCAATACCTAATGGCGTACCTGTTTCGTTATTGTCTAAGCCAAACTCTTGGTTGACCAAGTTGTAGTTGTATGTGGCAGCAATAGGGAAATCCCTTAGACCAGAGTCAAGCCATGCTGTGCGCTCCATAGTGCCGTAATACCAGATTTTCTCAAGGTAGTTGTACACAATGTAACGGTTGGCAGTCAGGCTACCAGCCGAACAATAGAACCACCAGATCTCATTAAAGCCCTCGTTTGTACTAGCAAACACTTGCTGGTTTTGCTGAAGGTTAATATCTTGGTAAACGTACCGGCGAAGATCACATGGCAGAGTCTGCAAGCGTCCATCGTACAGATAGAACTTATCTACGCCCATCCAATACACCACACCAGAAGCTTGGGTTGCTGCGTTCTGACCAAGGATAGAGATGTTATCTCCCATCAATTGACTTGACCAAACCACAGGCGGGCCGATGTATTGGAGAGAATAAATGGCAGAATCAGTCCACACCAAAATCTCTTGACGGGTCTGAACGGCAGTGACAATGCTAGAGCCGTGCGACAGCTGCACACTACCGGCCTGATTGGTTGCAGAGGGTGTCCAGTTAACCACAGACTCCTGATCCGACCAGCGAATCAACATGGGGTTTTGAGTGGTAGTGCCATAGTCGTTACAGCCAAAAGCAAACACAAACCGGCTAATGTCAGATACAAATACAAAGTTCTGGATGATTGGGCAGTCTGATGCGCCCGACAGACTTGCAATGTCTATACCATTGGGCATTATGTAGTGATCGCCAGACTGGGTTCCTGTAGTGGTAATAGCCGCACCGCCCACTGTCAAAGCTAGGTTAAACGTGTTACCGCTAGAGTTAATAACGTAATAGATGGTTCCAGGGGACAGGCCTGTAGGCAACGCAGCCGGATAACCTGTATTTGTAAGGATAACTGGAGAGCCATTAGGCAAACTAAACGCCGCCGTAACCACCGCAGGAGAGGCTATAGTGACCGTAGCCAAGGACGGGTCAACGCCGTAACCAGCATCCCAATAATAGATTGGGCCACCACGGTAGGCATAAACCAAGTCTTCACCAAAGTTGTTCTGACTCCATAAACGCAGGGCCGAGGTAGACGTACCGCCAAAGCCCCAAACACCTGCGCCCCACGTACCAGCACCCCAGCCGGCTAGTGGAATCTCGAATGGATCACCTGTGTTAATTTGATAGATAGCGTTTACAGTCGTTCCACCGCCTGCCGCCACAGTAGATGTGGCCGCCGTAGCCGATACGATTGTGTACGTATTAGCATCGACAACGGTAATAGAATACTCACCGTTTAAGTCAAGACCACCTACAGGAGCTACGTTGCTAAACGTTACAAAGTCACCTGTTATTGCACCATGAGCTGTATCAGTGACTGTAACTAAGGTAAGTAGATTGGTTGTGGCAAACGGGTTACTTAGAATGGCTGCCGACCGAATAGGCGTAATATCGTTATACACCCCACCCAGTTCAAGATAAAACTTAAGATTAGTGCCTACGCCAATCAGGTTTAAGTTATCTAGCGTAATCCAGTTCCACAATGAACGGCACAGGCCTTGGAATGTAGACACAGAAATACGCGCCCAGCCACCGATCTTTTCAGGCGAGCCTTGGCGGAACCGTACTTTGTCGGACTCATACCAACCACCTTCGTTGGTATAACGGGTGTTCTCCCGGTTAACGCCCGGCTTTAGTACAAGTTTTTTAAGCGCCATGAGCCACCTTTATTTACTGGCAACGCCTTTGGTCTTCTCAAAAGAACGCATACCGGCAATGCCCAAGATGCCTGATAATATCACCCAAAGCTGGTCTGCGTCTAGTACTGGCGGAGGATCCATGCCTACTGGAACCCAGCCCATAGCTTGCAAGTATTTCCACGCCCACTGTAACAGCGGATATAGTAGAAACTGATAGCCCATAGCAGCCACGCCAATCCATCCAATGGCAGGACGCCAGCCTGAAACAAACACACTGGATGACGCAGCTTCAATCTTGTTAACCTCGATCTGCGCTAAGTCTGTGGCTTGGTCAATGCGTTTTTCTTCAAGATCAAGCTTACGCTGCTCAATCTCCATTTCCATCTTTTCTTTATCGGTGGTAATTAGGTCGCCTGCAACCTTGCCCACGGCTTCAATAATTGATCCAACGGCAAGCAAGCTCATTTCAAACCTTTCAATGTGCGGTTCAGCCAACCCTTGAGGAACTTGACCTGCACAGGGTTTTTGTTGCAAATCTCAACATATCGGGCAATCTTAGCCAGTGCATAAGACTCTTTGAACCGCTGACCATCCGTGATCTGATTAAGTTTTTCAACGGTCTTAGCACCAATGCCGCCGTCAGGGGTAGCGCCTACCACGAGTTGCGCCAGCTTTACCGCCATACCCATGCCTGCATTTACACCAAAGTTAAAGATGGTGTTAGCTACGTCTTGGTTGCTAATCTCATTACCACGCATCTTGTCCCAGAACTCAGTGCGGTAAAACTCACGCACCATAGGAGTCAAGGAGCCACCCATTTCTTTCTTGTCCACAAGCGCCCAGCCAGGCCACTGTGGATTCTTGTTACGGGCAATGCCAGCATAGGTCATACCGCCCGTGTCGCCGGGTACTTCGTGGAGGACGTAGCCGCCCTCGTCTTGCATCATTTGCTCAAAGGCTGGTTCAAACTGCGCCATTACTGTTTACTCCTTGAAAGCATGGTGGCTGCAATATCCATCATGGTTCTCGTTACTTGAATGTCGGCTGGTTCACTATCCCAACCCACAGTAATCTGACCTACAAATCTGTTTGGGTCAGGTGGAATGCTGATCCGGCAAGTGTAGACAACCCCCTTGGCGATGTACCACAAACCCATCTCGGACTGCGCTGAACGGTATTCTCCGCAAGGTATCTCACTAGCCATCAGCTTAACCACATCTGCGTTATTGGCTGCGTTCTGAGTAAACAGTCCCACATCAAGCCCATCGTTAGTTTTGTCTCGGCCTTCTTTGGTGTAAGCGCGGTACAAAACTCTGGTTCCAAACATAGGGTTTACTTTGAACACAGCAACAATAGTAGCGTTGGTGGTTTTGAATAAGTGGGCGGCGGCATCTTCTACCCTGTCCTCAACAATGTTCGGCATCTTCTTGGACTCTTTGTATGCGCCCATCAGCAGTTCTTGGTTTTGCCAAACAAAATATCCAGAGAACGCAAACACCGCCATGAGTATCAGCGCGAACAGTTTAAACGGGCTATCCACATAGGACAGCACCTTGCTTAGTATGTCTGCTGGCTTTTCGTCACTCATCCTAGTCCAATCATTCCAAGTAGTTTGTTCACAATCTTGTCCGACAAGTTATCAGGCAGAAACTGGAGAAACCCAAGTACCCACCAAGCAATGCACAACCGCACAAAGACTTTAAGGAAGAGGTCAAATTGCTTTTGGTACTCATTCACCGCCCACATCCTGCTTTGCCGCACATATTTTGCAACTCAGTCAAGCCGAAAGCAATCAGCGTTACAAGAAAAACAATTGCCAATCCAGCTACTAAGTAAACCGTCTGCTCTTCCTCGGCTTCTTTTTGCTTCTTCTCTTCAAGCCGTAGAGCCTTCATTTCTTTAGCATCTGCCAAGTCCATCGCGGCTTGACGAGCTTTAATTTTCTGCCATACGTCCATCTTGCCAGTAGTCATAAAGAGCAGTTTTAACTCCTCCTCAAACGCCCTGGCTTGCTCAAGCACCATCTCAATCTGTAGCGCGGTTCCCATGTTGGAACCCTTCTTGGAACGCTTGGCCTCGATCATCGCTTTGGTAGCGGTGCTCCTAGCATCAAACATCTTGCCAATCATTGGGGCAAGACCGCCTAAATCATTGGCAACCTTGCTGGCCTTCTTGACCATGCTGATGGCATTTTGTAACCCATCCAGTGCTGCTATGGGATCAATTGGAATCACACTAAAGTCCAAGCAATTATGTACGTGCCATAGATGACAAAGGCCACTAAACAGGCTGCCGCAATAAATGCTTCAGCCCAGTCCCACATGGTTAGCTCCACTTGATGATTACGATGCCAGAGCCGCCGTTGCCGCCAAGACCATATTCGCGACCACCACCGCCACCTCCGCCCGTATTGGCCGTTCCGCTAAATCCATTTAAACCGCCATTACCGCCACCGCCAGAGCCACCAGCAGAACTTGTTGTTTGTCCTGATCCGCCACCGCCACCAGCGTAAGTTACAGAAACGCCAGTTATTGATGATGCAGAACCAGCGCCGCCTGTTCCACCTGTATTGTCAGATGCATTTCCGCCTACTGCGCCAGCACCGCCACCTCCACCTCCAGCAGAAGCCGCACCATTATTGTTGCCGTTGCCGCCAGCGTTACCCTGACCAGAAGGAGATGCGGAACCGGGAGTAGTGGTAGATGTTTCGTTACCGCCGCCGCCACCCGATCCGCCGCTTAAAGCTGCGCCACCAGATGCATTGGTGCGAGAACCACCACCGCCACCTCCAGTAGAAGTGATTGATGAAAATACAGAATTTGAACCATTAGTGCCGGGGTATCCACCAGAACCTAGACCAAATAAACCACCATTTCCGCCTGCACCTACAGTCACGGTATAGGTTGTACCAGCAGTTACAGACAAACCTGTTGAAGTTAGTAATCCACCAGCACCACCACCGCCACCAAATTGGGAAGCGCCGCCGCCGCCACCAGCAATTACCAAGTATTGAACTTGCGTAGCACCAACTGGAGCAGTCCATGTGCCAGATGTATAAAACACAATTGTGTTTGCGCCAAGCAAATTAGTAGCCGTTGTTGGAGCCAATGTGCCTGAAGACGTAAACGAGTGAACGACATAACCAGCGGCATAGGCTACTGTGCCACCAGTGAAATATTGAACTGAGCCGGGGTAACGAACAATGACAATGCCTGAACCGCCTGTGCCGCCAGTTCCGTTTCCAGCTCCGCCACCAGCACCTCCAGCGCCACCTCCCGTGTTAGCAGTTCCATTACCTGCGGTAGTTCCGCTTGCCCCATTTCCACCACCACCTACGCCACCTATTCCAACAGTTGAAGCACCGCCAAAACTTCCGCCGCCGCCACCTCCAGCGTAATTTGTCGCAGACCCAGAAATTGCAGAGGCAACACCAGCCCCACCGCGCACTGCGCTAGTTGCTAGATTAGCACCACCACCAGCACCTACAGTACCAGCACCACCGCCGCCTTGTGATCCATAAGCTGGGCCTGTATTGGCAGAAGTTGCAGAACCACCAGCATTACCTTGGCCAGATGTTCCCGCGCCACCAAAAGTATTAACGCCACCAGCGCCGCCACCGCCACCACCTGAACCGCCAGCTTTGCCATCCCAGTAAGATGTACCGCTACCTCCACCACCACCGCCAGCCGTAGAGGTTATAGAACCAAACACAGAATTAGAGCCGTTTGCTCCTTGCGATGTAGATACAGTAGTTGTGCCGGGTGCGCCTCCAGCGCCAATAGTCACAGTGTATGAAGACCCTAATGTAATGCCCGCATATCCTGCAAGCAATCCACCAGCACCCCCTCCGCCACCGCCCGATGTACCAGATGCAGAACTGCCGCCACCACCGCCACCAGCAACAACCAAATACTCAACAACAGACGGAGGTAGGCCCGTCCAATTCAAGTCTTTTACGGCTTGACTGACTTGACTTAGCGTCCACATTCCACTGTATTGAGCCATGATTCTTCCTATTAGGCAGTAACTACTTCAACCCAAGATGTTGTGGGTTCGTCCCACGTAAAGATTTTGCCTTCTTCAACAGGCATAGGTGTAGGTGCGCTCCACTGACAAGTGGATTCATTCAGCAACCAAGACGCAAAGGGCTTGGGAGGAATAAACGCATCACGACCTGCATCGTATGTGTATCCGATACCAGCAAAATTCTTACGCAGTGGCGTACCACCTTGTGAGTGAACTCCACCAGAAGTGTTGTAACTTGTTTGAACCCAAGATGCTGGGTCGCCCCAGTGACCAAGGTTTAAAACGTCCTGCTCGATGACGATGACTTGCGTCACTACACCGTTTTCTACTTTTGCGAAATGGCTCATGTTTGCTCCTTAAAAAGTAATAGTGCCAGAAGATGTGAAAGTATAAATCTGATACCCATCAGAGTAGTTTATCTGAGGGCTTCCTGTTGTGGAAGTGGGCGCTGAAAGAGATTGCGGCCAGCGAAGAATAACAATACCAGAACCACCAGCGCCCCCAGCCTGTGAAGACGTTCCAATAGTGCCGCCGCCACCACCACCGGTATTTGCTGTTCCGGGTTGTACTTGGACGGATACGCCGCCAACGTAGTATTGACCATTACCACCGCCACCACCACCTCCTAATCCATAGTTAGAGGTAGTTCCATCAGCCGCGCCACCGCCACCGCCAGCATAAAAAACTCTTGATCCAGTAATAGTAGAACAAGTTCCAGTTCCGCCATTTCCGCTTTGTAGCGTAGTATCATTTCCCCTAGTTCCAAGAGAGCCTGAACCACCTCCACCACCTGTTGTTTCAGGGCTTGGAGTTGCAAATCCGCCAGAAAAACCCTGACCAGAAGTTCCAGCGCCAGCTACACCCGCTAACCCACCATAAGCACCGCCACCGCCACCAGAGCCACCAGAAGCGCCAGCTAAATTTCCTGAAGTTGTGCCAGCACCACCACCGCCGCCACCGGTAGCTGTAATTGAACTAAACACTGAATTAGAACCATTTGTTCCTTTTGTGCCAGCAGCCGATCCTCCCCCTGCGCCGACAGTAATTGTCAATGCAGAACCAGCGGCTACAGCAAAATTAGCAGCAGTCAAAAGGCCACCAGCACCACCGCCTCCGCCTTTACCACTACCGCCACCTCCACCTCCGCCCCCAGCAACTACGAGGTATTCAACTTCGGTAGCTGTACCAGACAGTGGGTTAAAGGTTGCGGAAAGGAATCCACCTAATAAAGTTTGACTCATGCTTTGTCCTTAGAAGGTGATTGTTCCAGAGGAATTAAATGTATACACGGTATTAGAACCGACAGTAGCAACTGTTGGAGAGCCTGTGGTTGAAGCCGCCGCTCTAGAGGCGGAAATAATAACTACACCAGAACCACCAGTGCCGCCAACATTAGCGGTTGAATTTCCGGGTGATGTTCCGCCACCACCGCCTCCACCACTGTTTGCAGTTCCGTTTACTCCATTAACACCGCCATTACCTCCAGCACCGCCACCCCCTGCACCACCAGAACCACCACGCCCAGCACCACCACCGCCAGCGTAAGTTACAGATGTGCCAGAAACACCTGAAGCAGAACCTGATCCACCGTTTCCGCCAGCAGAACTAGAGGCACTGCCGCCAACGGCCCCAGCGCCCCCCCCGCCGCCGCCAGCATAAGCGGATGGGCCTCCCCCTGCGCCACCATTGTTACCTTGGCTTGGAGAAGTAGATGGCGTATTGCCAGAACCACCGGATACAGAATGTCCTCCACCCGCTCCAGAGCCGCCAGTATTTGCAGTGGTGGGCCTTTGATTACCGCCACTATCTGTGCCTGTGCCACCGCCACCGCCAGTGGATGTAATACTTGAAAATACAGAATCAGACCCATTTGTTCCGGGAACAGTGCCAGATGTGCTTCCAGAGCCGCCTGCGCCTCCACCACCTACAGTTACAGTAATTGCAGAGCCTGTAGAAACATTAAAACCTGTACTAGTTCTAAAGCCGCCAGCACCGCCACCGCCCGCGCCTCGATCTCCTCGATAGTCATAACCGCCACCACCGCCACCAGCAACAACAAGATAATTTACTGAAACAGACGTAAAGTTAGTGGGTGTAGTTGGAGCTAAAGTGCCAGATGATGTAAAAGTGTGAATCATATAGCCATTAAAACTACTAACATCTCCACCAGTGTAAAACTGCACAGAGCCGGGGTATCTGACTATTACGATGCCTGAACCGCCTGCCGCGCCAGCGCCACTACCGCTATTCCATTGCCCGCCACCGCCACCGCCTGTGTTAACTGTTCCGGCAGTATTATCATTAGCACCTAAACTAGTTACTGTTCTACCGCCACCTCCAACACCACCCACACCAGCATTAGTACCGCCCGCTCCACCGCCAGCATAAGCGGTTACAGATCCATAAATATATGATGCAATAC